ATTCAGATCCTTTAAAATATCTAATTGTTGTTTTTTAACATCTAATGCTCTGGATTCGTCAAACTTATCACCTGCTATTTTAACAACAGTATCTAAAAATGGATTAAGACCGGGAGTAGATTGAAGTGCAATATTCTGTGCATCACCACCTGCGGGCATAACCTGTCTTTGATTAGATTGATAAGGTATTTTCATTTATTTTCCTAAACTGTAGTGGCAAAATTTGGTGATGAACCGCCAAGAGGTGTTGTTGTCATTGATGGACTATCCCCACTAGGGAAATCCATACCTGCTATTTTTGAACCGGCAGTAAGTAATGTGCTTGTACCCTGCGCTCTTAATTTAGCTGCACCAATCGATCCCCTACCTCTCAAACTTGCTTGAGCAAATAAAGAGTTTTGTCTGATGTTCAATATATCTTCTTGTGATTGTTTAATAGTATCTGCTTGAATTAATAGAGGTGTACCTGCACCACTTCTAACACCACTAGCTGAAAAAGCAGCTATCTGTCGTTTTTGTGCATCTTCTGCATCTCTTGCTCGTTGTGCTGCTTCAGCATCTGCTGCTGCTGCTTCTCGTTGTGCTTCTAAGGCTGCTAAATCTTCAGTAGCATCAGCTTGTCTAAAAGAACTAACAGCAGATAAAATAGCTGCACCTGCTGTTATTGCTGCTTTTACTATTGGTGCTGCCATTTACGAAATCCTCGCATATAAATAATGATCGCCACCCACATATTTTCTCATTAGACCTTCTCTTTCAAATCCTAAAAATTCAATCCATTTAATTGCTTTTTTATTTTCTTTGAGAACTGTGGCTTGTACTCTTTCAAGTTTGTATAAATCTGTTCCGGCATTTAACATGTTACGAACTGCCTTACTAAACCATAATGGATATTTTTCTACTAATGGTGTTGTCAATACCCAAACAGTACCAACACCAAGACTTTCTACTATCCCTGCTGAGAAAGCATATTCGTCATCTACAAAACCAGAATAACCAGGTGAGTTATCATCTGCAAAACCTGCTATTTTTAATAATTTTTGATCGTGTGGACGTAAGTTTTTTACGTCATTTATTTGGAATGGTCTAACTACTTTAGTCGTATGCACCGAGCGTTCCTGTAATTGATAATACTTGAATTGGTAATGGTTCAGTTTGCTCAACAGTAATATGTCCGTCCTTGTCGTAGCCTAAATTACATACACGTTTATCGCCTGTGAATAGTGAAGGTGCTTTCCCCATCTTATCTGCGGAGGTACGATAGTAAATTATGTCATCGTTAATCTTTCCACCTAATGTTTGATGGAATCTGGCAATAACTTCATTCCATCTTTTCGCTTTACCCTGTAAGGTAGCTTGTTGCTGTTGAGAGTCTGGTCTTAATGTCTGGAGTGTTGAAGTGTAAGCAAGACCTATTTCTATTTCTGTGGCTGCTCTATTTAATGTTATAGCACCACCGCTTACTCTTTTATTAGGGTGTAATGCTCCGTCAGCAATAATCTTAACTGTCTGTCCTTCAAGGTGTTCTAGGTTAGATATTGCAGATATTGCTGTACCACTATACGTCAATCCTGAGTCTGTATTCATTTCAGGCCATTGAACATTAGTAGCTGTTGCCCATTGTTTTTCGTCTAGGTATTCTACATATCGTTTCGTTGTGCCGTTAATAGTTCTTTTAACTATTACCCAAGTTTGATCTCTGTCAGAGATTGGAATACTAGCTACTGATTCTACAACTGCAATACCTTCATCTGTTGTCGCTAGTCTTGTGGTGTCGGAACTTTCTATTGTTAATTTTCCATTACCACTTTTTAATGTCTCATAAACTGTAACAACATTAGCAGCAGGGTTAGCAACAGTAAAATCTGCATGAGCATTAATAGTTGTAAATATATTATCTGCTGTTGTGTTGTTATTTGTGTTCGGTCTGAACCCAGTAGAACTTGTTGGACTTGAACTTCCAACTGATTCGCTAGTAAAAGTTACAGTTGTGCCGTCAGCTTTTGTTAGAATTAAAGTAGTGCCAACAGCGATATTAGCAAAGTCTGTGACTGTAATAGTACACTCACCAAAGTTACCACCAACAATATGACGACTCCAAGCTACTACATCCTGATCTCTTTCATAAGTCATAGCCAGTAATTGGCCATCACTTCTTACTGCCCATAATTGTGAATCATTCTCTTGTTTATAATCTAATGCAATAATGCTTGGGTCAGTAACGTGTTCAGATAGGATCGTAATATCTGGCGCAACAAAAGCATCTTGTTCAAACCTGAAAAAAAACTCTCGTAACTTTCTACCGGCTCGTTGAACAAATAACACAACATTTCGTATCTGTATTGGCATAATAGTAGTTGAGCCAAATGTCGTTTGCCTTTTAATAGATACGTTAGTTGGAGACAAAGGTGCATCACTTGTTGATGTAACTGTAAACTCTCCACCTGCTGTACCAATACATAGTCTTGAAGCAGGTGATAACCATCTTATTACGTTTACCTTATTTGATGCTATTGTGAATATAAAAGCATCACTAGCACCTGTACCTGCTTTAAAGTTTTCAAAGTCTCCAGATACACTACCCCATAATGTCTGAGGTTGATGCGTTGAACCGGCAAACATAAGTCGTTCTTCAAAGAACGTAACACATGAAGGAAATCCTCTGTGCGTTGACCAACCGCCTTCAGACCATTCTGTTGTTGTTCCAGTTCCGCTTAAAGTTTCATTTACTGTAACTGTTAAATTTGTCGTATCGACAAAAGCTGTACATGTTACATAGCCACCTAAGAACGAAAAAATTGCACCAACATGGTTGGCATTAAAAATAGCGGTACTTGCCGTTAATGTCCTACTTGAACCAGAAGTAGCATTACACGTTAATGTGGTAGCTGTGGTATTTTGGTCTAAGTAAGGGCCATCAATAAAAGTTATTTCAGTCAACGTCCAGTTGTTATGATCTGTTCTTGTTAGTTTTCTTGGGGCATAACTTGGGTGAGTGATGAACATAGTGTCAGCACTTTGGGCAAACTGAATTTGATTTAAGTCTGCCTCTGCATATGGAGTGACTACTTCATAAACTCTAGCAGCAGTACCGCCTGAAGAATAGGCTGTAAAACTTGATGAGTCGATTCCGGATAACTCAAATGTATTTGTTGTCTTATTTGCTACAATAAACCTTTTGCCATTAACTTCAGTCATCCCTACAACTGCTGCTATATCAACTTCATCACCATTTTCATATCCGTGAGAACTAATTGTTACTACAGCCGGATTGGCTCTGGTAATACCAGTAATTGTTTTAGTCGCCTCGCCAATCGAACCATTGTCTTTGAAGAATCTAAAATATAAATTCCCCATTTCAATGATGTAGGCTTGTTCTGTGTTAAATTCAAACGGAATTAATCTGGATGCCTCTGCGGAGTTTTCTGCTTCAGCAACAAAATGTGTTCCAACCCTACGCTTAATTCCACCATGAGGCAGAACATTAAAGTTTTCTAATGTCTTTGCACCATTATAATATTTTGCAAAGTCAACTCTACCTTCAAGTCGTGGTGATAACTCACCTGCCGTAAAGTTGGTTTGTATCGGTGAAAAGCGTGGCATTACAGAACTTCTGCTCTAGCAACAATCAGATCATCTGCATCGAATGTTTCTCCATAGCCTTCTTGACTACTCATGGTTCTGGCTTCAGCTAATTTCTGTGTGTAAAGTGCATTGAACACTTCAACAGATTTATTGTTTTGCGTTATAGGCCAAGCCATCTTTTCAGCTAACCGATATTCTAACGATTCTGTAAATAGTGCATCGTATTGTGCAACATCAGTTATCCTCGCAATATATTGGAGGGAAACTGTACTGGCATTAGTCAATAAGAATCTACCTTCAACTCTCCACTTTTCATAGTCATCATCAATCTTTAATGCCTTCAGACAAAATGGGTCTTGAGGTAATTGGTATTGAAAACTAAATTCAAAATTAGGTGTTGTTGTAGATTGTGCTAATGCCTGTCTAGTAATAGCAAAGTTCCATGTAAAGGCTCTTAAAACACTATCCCTCGTTGATGCGTAAAACCGATTGCATAACCTTGCTCTAGTAGAGTCGTCAGTTAATGCAGTTATCGGATCATCACCTAAGAGGGATAAAGCGTTTGAGCATATTTCAGCTTCAGAGGACATTATTTATTACAAATATACATGGTGACTTCAAAGCCAAAACGAATATCATTATATTCTGGAGTTTCCCATTTCATGTTTTTTTCCTCATAAAAAAATGTTTTAAAAAAAAGGGAGCATGTTGCCATACTCCCTAACTGCGGTTATATCTTAGTCAAGAACGTACACGATGTAACCTTCAAGTGTTGCTGTATCAGGTATTGTTCCACCTGCTACAACAGCTTGTATGGTTAATGGTGCGTTACTGTCGTAAAGATAAGTGTCCTTGCCATTTGTACCAGTTCCTAAAAAGGCATTGGTTGCACTAGAGTTATCTAGTCCATCTTCAAAGGCATCAGCATCAGCAGATACAGCAGCACCAGAATTATCTGTGTGTGCAATATAGCCAATATCTAAAGTTCTTGAAGAACCAAATGCACTACTTGCAAGGAATGAAGAACGAATTAATACTCGTCCTTTACCTGCCGGTAGTTGTACAAGGTCAACTGTTGAAGTTGCATCACCTGCGCCATCTTGTGTATGTTTGAAATACGCTACACGCATTCTTCCATGCAAAGATGTTGTGTCCAACATTGTAGGAGGACTTGCTGTGATGTTAGTAACTTCGGCTGATTTTTGCGTTGTTACGGCCATAATTTATTCCTCCTCTGTTTATGGATCACAAGCGATTTCGACTACACCTTCATCTTCTACGCGAGTAGCACCTATGTCCATCTGCGTGAAAACTTGAACTGAATAGTTCTTGTCATCTCTTTCAGATATACGAACACGGATGTCCTCACCTACACCTAAACAGATTGCAGGTTGTGCGTAGCAGAGAACTAAGTCATCGCTGCTTGAGTCAGTAGCAATCCTTTCTGATCTAATAAAAGTGAAGCCTAAAAATTCATTGACCTGTCCTTGAACAAGTGCCTTCACAGTATTAAAATCTGCTGATTGTACTTCGGTTAATGATAGCAACTCACTCATTTGTTTTGCGTTTACAACGCAAAAACGAGGTGCTTCCGGATCGATCTCACTTTGATCTAACTTTTCTTTTGCAAGTAAAAGTTTTGATAGAGTAAGACCAACATCGCCTGACGTACTGTCGTATGTATGATCGTTTACTGCAACTTTTTGACCGGCAGGTAAAGCAACGGCAGTTGCACCTGCAACTCCGGCTTGTGCATTACCAGAGGCAGCAGTAATAATA